CTCATTAACTTTTTTTCACGAGTTTCTTCTTTTTTACTTTCAGTTTTCTCGTGTTTTTTCATAGCAGCTTTTGTAGAATATCTTTCTTCTGCTTTTGTTCCTTTATATTCAACAATTTTTTTTTTTGCCATACTTATTTAGTTTTACCTGAAGCAATATTACTGTATTCTTTAACTTTTTGAGAAGCCATCTTTTTAACATCATTCATAAGCTTTTTATCATTCTGAATCTCTTTAGCTCTTTGTAAAGTATTCATAGCAGATTCTACTTCCCATTTTCTCATATCGGATTTACTACTCATTCCAATAGAAACTACAGTTGATGATTTTGTTTTCGATGTTGGTTTTTTCTTAGTCATAAGTTAATTTTTAAATAGTATAAATTTCATAGTAAATATATAAAGCACCTTGCCATTGATTAACACCAGCTCCAGCAGGACTTGCATTATATATTTCAACACCTAAACCATTTGGTATTACTACACCATTAGCAAGAAGATAAGGAAGAGCTTTATCAAGAACTGCTGGTTTATAATACGGTGTAAGTTGCACATAGATATTATCTTTATTAGCCTCAGTCAAATTAAGACTAGGATTATTAATATAGATTTGCACAGCTCCATCAAACTCTGGAAGTGGAACAGTAAGAGTTTCTATATTATCTAGTTCAATAATACCTTTAAGGGTATTTACTTCTATAACTGTACTAACTGCTAGATCATGATTATAAAAAGCAGTTTTTTGAATAAGTTCACCACCTAATTGCCAGTTGTGAGTTTTCTTTATTTTGTATTCTGGATATCCCATAAAAATTAGTTTTTGTATTTAATATAATATAATAAAATTATCGATATGCTTTAGTTTTTTGTTTTATATTTTTTGGTTGAGATACAAATTGTTTACCTTTTCTATTACCCTCAGCTTTAGCTTTATTAGTAGCAGCTTTTTCTCCAGATGATAAAGATCCCCAAGCAGATTCTGGTAAATATCTTTTTTTACCTTTAGATTTTACCTCTTTAGAAGAACCCTTCTTTTTATTAGCATAAGTACCAGAGGTCATCCACTTTTGTGCTGACCAATCTTTTAAACTTTGCTGAGGATCTTTAGGCATTACTTTTTAATTTTAGCTTGAATATTTTTACTAAGGTCTTTAAAATGATAAAGATAAACACTTGAAGCAGTATGTTTTTTACCACTCATTATTTTTCCTTTATCATCTTTATGGATTCCACTTCCTTTGTAAAGAGTTCCATCTTTTTTATAATGTGGTACATTTTTCATATTACTTCTTAATTTTATATCCACCACCTTTTGACTTATACTCTTTAGCAAGTAATTGTGCTTTTCTTGCACTCCACTCTCCAGGATCACCACCTTTAGTACCAGCTTTAATCTTATTGAATAAAGCTTTTCTCATACTAGATTTAGTATATACTCCTGCTTGATTTACTTTACTTTTAGTTTTTGCCATTTTTCTTTTTTGCTGAATCTTTTATAGCTTTTTTATAATTTTCAAATAATTTTTCTTTTTCTATCTTAAGATTAAGATTATTAGCAGTAACAGTTTGCTTTGGTTCAATTTTAGTAGTATCAGATGTACTTCCTTGATAATATTTAATAATATTAGCACTACGAGTATCTTCATTCTTAAGACTTTTTTTAGAAGCCTCAATTTTTTTAGAGGCTCCTAAATATCCTATATGACTTCCAAAATTTTTTGTTGCAATTGATGTTTCTATTTTTTTACGATCTTTTGCATATTTATCTCTTGGCATAATTACTTCTTTTTAGGCACATCACAAGCAGCTGTATTTAAGCCACCTGTATAACGTGTTGGATTAGTAACTACTTCACAACATGCTGCTATATTCATTCCTCCTTTATACTGAGTTGGTTTTTTAACTACTTCAGGATACTTGTTTAAAGATTTAATTGTTTTCATAATTACTACTTTTTTAAATTTAGAAACTACCTTTTTTCATCTTTGCTGCTCCACCTTTAGCATACATTATAGATTTATTTTTTACTGATTTTTTTTTAGCTCCACCGTTTCTCATCATAGTATCAGAGCTAGACATATCAGATCCTGCTTTACCATAAACACCCATACCCATTTTAGCTTTTGTTAAAGAATCAGCTTTTTTAGCAATTTGTTTTCCCATTGAGGTACCAATAGATTTAACGATTTTTTTTGTTCCACTTCTTGATTTCATAATTTTATATTTATTTGATTTTATATTTTATTTTTTCCAATGTACTTCAACTTTTTGTAATAAATCCTCTAAAATTTTATCATTTAAAGGATTCTTTAAAAACTCTAAACACTCTGCAGTATTTCTTCCCATAATAGTTTGTGTAGACATATGATAAATCATACCATCTGATTTAGGTGCTAGTAACTTATAAAAATTAGAATCTTTAATTAAAGCTCTAAGTTTTAAAGTTTCTACATCTTGACTAGCTGTATCTAAAAAATATTCAGCTGCTCTACGCTCACTTCTTTCTACACCTTCTCCATTAATAAAAGTATCTAGATTATCATAGATAACATCGATTGGAGTTGATCTTTTATATTGAGAACTATTACCATCTACAACTTTAGCTACATACATAAGCTTAGAAACTTGTTTTTTATACATATGTTCTAGTTCAGCAAGAGCTTTATTACGCAACTTTTTAAGTTCTGTTTTAGTAGCAATTGTATTAATAGTTTTATCTAAAAAGAATTTTGGTGCTACAGGTTTAGATTTAGCATCATCATAACTTTTTGCTACAATAGAAAAACCACCAGCATTAATAGCATAAAATCTAATAAGATCGTGAGGATTATTTTCTGGATCTAAAGGAACAGGTTTATTACCACAACGAACTTTAATCGTAGACCAAAAATCATCATTATCAGGTCTTAGTAATTTTACTTTATTCCAAAAATCAACATCAGTTGGATCTATAATATTAGTTGCTAACTCAGCTTCTAATTTTGCTACAACTTTATTAATATCTAAAATTACAGCTTCTCTTTTTTCTTTATCTGGAATTAATTTAACTTCTGGAGCATAAGGATTAAGACCTGTTACATATCTTTTGATTCCATTAAGCTCTATACAAGCTAATTCTTCTTCATGAAATACTCCATCAAATAAAGAGATCCCATAATTCTGAAGACCTAGATTATCTACCTCGGGGTCAAAGAACGGTTTAATTGAAATTTTTCCTTGATCTGAGATCGTAGGAAGTTCTGTAAGTGTTACTTTCATTTTATGTTGGTTTAAGGTTAGCTTTTTGCACTTGGACCAGGATCGAACCAGTCGTGTCTCTTATTTCAAAACACTATCCAAGCAAGGCACCAATATGCGGAAGGAAACATGAATAACCTTCCGCTGGCGCTAATATTAGAATGATCCTCCCGTGATTGGGTTTCTCATAACTATCTTCAATACCTTAGTTGGGTCTTTTACCCAAATAGCTGGCATTGTTTGTGTCATATAAACACGGTATCCATTGAACTGTCCATTAGATTGGAACCCTTGAGTTCTTCCCATGTAGTCCATAGTACCGTTTTGATACCACCACTTCAATTGATTATCCCAAGATAATTTCAATAAGAAGATATTATCATTTCCTGTATCAGTAATATCAAAGATAATAAAGCTATAAGAAGATAATGGGTTACCATCGATAATTGGATTTTCAATATCATTTGTATGGATATTGTCAAAAGCAGGGTTAAGAACAAACTTAACATTAGCTAAGAAAGGAATAACGTAGCTAGTGTAAGCAAATCCAAATCCTAAATCCATACCCTGACCAGAGATAGCTCCAATACCATTGTTTTGAGCAGCTTGGATTACTAAACCAGAGTTAGATGCTTCACGCTTAATAGCTTCATTAACAAGGCGCATACCACCCATACCAGTTTGAACAATAAGCTGACGCTTAGGATCTGGACCTTGGAATTCAACACGACCTGCGTAGAAGTTGTAAAGCTCAGCGCGGAATAATTCAAGAGAGAAATTAGACTTATTATAAACTTTTTTGAAAGAGTTATCTAATTGTTTCCAAAGACCCACTGACATACGAATATCATCTGGACCATCTTGCTTAATACGTCCACCGTGTCCCCACATCAAGTAAGTCTCGATATCTGTAGCAATCTTAGTAAGATGTGCTGCTTCCATAGAAGTAACAAATGTTCTGCTCAATGTTCCATTAGCAACAGCGCGCTTTACATAATCTTTACCCATAGTAGCAACCATATCTTCAATCTTAGAAATTGACGGATCCATAGATTTGTCAAAGTTTCTCCAGATTTCAGTTACAGGAACTGTACCATCAGCATTCATACCACCACGAGTCATCATATCTGCGCGAGATGAGATAGAATAGTGAACATGTGCTTCAGATCCACCTACGAAATTGTAAAATTCGCGGTATCCAGAACGTGTTGTAATATCAGAGAATCTTTCTCCATACTCACCACGAGCAGAACCTTTACGGAAAATCTTAGTTTGACCTTCTAAGTATTTGTTATCTAAATACTTGTAGTTATCATTATTTACAAGTTGAACAGTGTAAATATAACCATCACTAGCTGGAAGAATATCATCCACAGTAATGTACATCTCTGCACCATTATACTTGTCATAAGTGATGATATCTCCATGACCAAACTCACGCTTGTTGATTTTGATTCTGAAGGTTGTACCATCTATACCTTTAGTGGTATTATCTGGTTCGATATCTTCGATGATATAAGGAAGATCCTGAGAAACAGGAGTCTGCCACTTATACTCACCTCTAGCGTTATCTACCATGATAACATTTTTGCCACCAAAACTTGACATTTGATAGAGTGGCATCTCTACCTTCTGGGTCATTGCCCAGATGTCTACTGGACCCATATCCATAGGTTCAGCATCTTTTAACATGTTGACTAAGTGGTAAGAATCTACGTGAGAGGAAGCTTCATACTTCGTATCACGCAAGAATATACCATTGTTTAAAACTGGAGTGCTCATTGTGTTGTTATTTATTTAGTTATTAATATTATCTTTTAAAAAATCCACCTGTTGGTCTTTGCATTCCTGTACGTGTTCTATTAGATGCTTTTTGATCAACATCAATATCAGAACCTGCAGAAGAACTAATTTTATTTTTTTCCTCTGTTTTAAGTAATCTAACTGTTTTTTCTACAGTATTTTTTGAACCAGTTTCTTTAACCTTATTTCTATAACCATCAGGATCTGCTAGTAACCATAATGCTTCAGCTACAAGAGCATGATTAGGTTCTACAAATTGATATTTTTCTAATAAGTGTCCTAAAAGATTTGTTTGTTTACCTGAAACAGAAGGATAGTTTGCTTGTACTAGACCAGTGTACAATAAACCTTGTGTTTTTTTATCAAGCTTTAAACCATTGATTTCTGAAGGTTCTAATACTTGATATATATTTTCCATATAAGCTTGAGCATGCTGCTGCTGCTGTTTACGTAGATGTTCTTGTCTAGCAAGTTGTTGTGCTACTACTTGCTCTTGCATCGCATCCAATTTTGGTTTGAACTTTTTAGCTTTAGATTCTAATTCATCTCGATCTCTCCACCCAATAATTTCTTCTTCAATTTCATCTGGTGTCCAATCTGGATTTGTAGCATTAAGATATGATCTAACAATTTGTTCTTGATCATTTTCTTCAGAAGGATCAAGTTGTCTAACCTCTTCTACTTGAGCTAAAGTTCTAAATAAGCCTTTTAAATCTTTTCCTCCATCAGCAATATACTTTGCAGCATATTGCATCTCTTCAGGAAGAGAATCAAAAAATTCAATTGGAACTTGTTGACGTATTTTATTTTCTTTTTCCTTAAAGTTAGCTGTAAAAAGTTCTTCAAAATCTTTAACTGAATACTTAGTAAGATCCTCATCTTCACCCTTTTCATTTTGAAAAGGAACAATTTGATTAGTTTCAATAAGCCTTTGGGCAAGTTCTAACATAGCATCTTTGCTCATCTTAGGTCTTCCACCTGGTCTATCTGGATCTGCAGTTATTTGATTTAAAATATCTTCTTCATCTTCCTTAGTTAATTTTTCTGGAATAGAATCATCTTTTTTAAGATCTGCTTTTACATCCGGTGATGATGAATCATTATCATCATCTTTTTCAAGGAACGAAAGATCTACTTTTTTATTAGTAAAAATATTAGGTTTTTCAACCTGTTTTTTTTCACTTTCTGGAACCATAACACTCTCTGCGCCAGGAGTTCCTAATAGTTGATCTAAATCGGCAATATCTACTGTTTTAACAATAGTTGTGCCCTCTTCTTTTTTATCTGACATGTTGGTTGGTTTTTATGATCTGACAATTAAATTTACTCAAAAATATAAAATCTAAACTTAAGAAATTTACACTTATAAACTAATAGTGAAACATTTATTAAATTATATCACTATTAAGATTTTTTCTTAGGTGTTTTTTCTTTTTTTCCTACATCATATTTGTTCTTATTTTCTTTAGCAATTTGATAATCTATATTTTTTAAAAGCATTTGTTGACTAAGTTTTTGTTTTTCCAAGTCTATTTTTTGTTGACTATGTTGATTCTTAGATACTTCTTTTTCACGATTAAGATTCATTGTTGCATCAAACTCTTCAGTTTTTCTCATATTTGCCATAACATCTTGAAAATCACTAATCTTATTTTCATTAAGATCTTGCATTGCTCCATAACCCGCAGATTTAATCTCAGCTACAAGTATATCTTTACGTCTATTCTTTTCAGCTTCAAGAATCTCATGATCAAGTTCCATCTGCTTTTCTTTAGTACGCTGCTCAATTTCCATCTGTTTCATCTTTTCATCATGAGCCATTTGTTCTTGACGTTGACCTTTAGATTTTTCTTCTACAGCTTTTAAAGTATGTGTAAGTTCTGCTAAAGATTCAGATTGAATAACAGAACCTAAATCATAAATAGAAGCTCCAGCTGTATTATTTTGCATAGCTAATTGCTTCATTTGTTCTAAAATAGATCTATGATTAGCTTTAGTTGTACAATAAACATTAATATCTCGAAGTAAAAGATCTGTACCATTAATTTCAAAATTTACTTTTTCATCTTTAGTGGTCATATATTGTAACCTTAAAGATGGTTTAGTAGATTGATAATACTGCGCAAGATCTGTTCTCATCTGATGAACTCTTGGCATCAGATAATCAGAATGTTGAATAAAATACATCTCAGTTTGAGCATAAGATCCAGCTACAGCTTGTTCTATCCCTGTAGCAGTATCAGATTGACCTATTTG